TATATATTCACATCCATTATATACACATATATTATATACACATATATATTAATATTAGTCATATCACAAATAATATACACATACATTAATACACAGTCATATAATTAAAACATCCTATGTACACATTTGTGTACAACTAAAGAGCATAGAACACTATGGACACTATATAGTATCATTTATGTATTTTAATGTTCTTAAACGAAAACTATTGCTCACGCAAGGATTATTTGAGGTTTTTATCCCAAATTATGTTATTTTGTGGTAAAAAGTGGGAATATAGTATTGATGCTATACCCAAAATATGGGAAATAGTTATTTTAGACCATATTTATAGTTTAATCTATTAAAAATTGGACGTTATGAGGTATAAGATGTTTATTGAAAAACGTCTATGTAACTTGATAGTGTTTACACACTTTAAATATTTTTTTTCCATCTCAAATTTTTGGCATAAGTTCCCCATAATGTTTCACGTGAAACATATACATATTTTTTCCATCTCAAATTTTTGGCATAAGTTCCCCATAATGTTTCACGTGAAACATTCCCAAAATTTACCAACAACAAAAATAGCCCATATCTTTAAGATACGAGCATATTTGATTCAGTGTAATAAACAAAGATAACTATAATTTTTTATATATCCAAATTTTACGCACATTATTTTAATTTATATTTTACTTAGATTACAAATGAATAAAATTAATTTTGATATTCCTAATTTTTTAGTTATTTAAAATGATTCTAAATAAGGTAATTATTATGTAAAAAAAGTATAAGGTAGGTTGGAGTATACTCTTTCGACATTTTCATATCAGACCCGTATCAGTTCCCTACCTACATATCAAAGGTAGTTATACTTTATTGATATTCCTAATTTTTGTGTATTTATTTTTAATAAAAATTTATTTTCATTTATTTTTAGATTTTATGTTATTATATAGAATAAATTACATATCTTTGTATCTCACTAAAAAATATAGTTATGAAAAACTTTAGAATACCAACAAATTTATTAAGTACGTCCAACGCTAAGACTACCAAAGGGGAGAAAATGGGTTATACTACGTATATAATGTATTTAGCACCACACACACAAAACAGCAAAGGTATTAACCTTTGTAGCCACGCTTCAAAGGGTTGTGCTAAGGCTTGCTTATTTGGTAGTGGTTCGGCTCGTTTTGATGAGGTTCAAAACGGTAAAAGAAACAAAACCGAATATTATTTAGGCGATAGAAAATTATTTATGAATCAATTGGTAAAAGAAATTACTAAGGCTGAAAGATTACATAAATTAATTGACGGAGAAAAACAATACAAAAAAAATGGAGTAAACGTATTGAGATATAAAGATTTCGCTATTCGTTTAAATGGTACTTCGGATATTCCATTTGAAAAAATAAAGTTGGATAATGGATTGAATATTTTTGAGATGTTCCCTAATGTTACATTTTACGATTATACAAAAAACCATATTAGGTTTAATAAAGTTTTGCCTAAAAATTATCATTTAACTTTTTCAATGAGTGAAGATAATAAAGAAATTTCTTTATCTTTATTAAATAAAGGTATTGTAAATGTTGCTATGGTTTTCGGTGTAAAAAAAGAAAGTGAATTACCTAATCAATATAAAGGTTTTAAAGTTATAAATGGAGATGAAAGCGATTTAAGATTTTTAGATGAAAAAAATGTTATTATAGGATTAAAATATAAATTAATGACTGGCAAAGGTACTAAAGGTATTAATAAGGAGAATGTTGATACAAATGATTTTATTATTAATGTTAGTAAATTAGACGTTGAAACGAATCTAAATAAAATTTAGAATAAAGTTACTAACAAAGAACTATCATAGGATTGTTAATAATTAAATTTGCAAAGGTAGGATTTTATTCTTATCTTTGCTTTTTTGTATAGTTATAATTAAAAAGTTTATAGCACCATCATAAAGTTACGAATAATAAATAACATATCCTAATTTAGTTATTAACATTTGATTGTTAATAAGTTTTTAAAACTTTTCATTAAAAAAAGTTTATAGCACCATTATAAAGTTACGAATAATAAATAACATATCCTAATTTAGTTATTAACATTTGATTGTTAATAAGTTTTTTATTATGTAAAAAAAGTATAAGGTAGGTTGGAGTATACTCTTTCGATATTTTCATATCAGACCCGTATCAGTTTCCTATCTACGATATAAAGGTACAAATAATAATTCAATTGACAATGGAAATCTTTGATTATTATTAAATTAATTTATTTTCAATTATTTTCATTTTTAATTAGGAATATCAATATAAGTTTTGTATCTTTGTCGGAGAGAAATATTAATCAATTAAATTTTAGAGTTATGAATACGTCAGAAGAAATTGCAGAAGCAAGAAAATTATTACAAGAAAATGGTTATCAAGTAGCTAACTTATGGAGCATTTCAGATGTTCAATCTAAGTTTAACTGCAATGATGCTGAAGCTTTAAATGTTTTAGAATCCGCATTAGTTAATGATGCAACTATGGAGCAAATATGGTTTGCAATAGATTTTCACGCATACGAATATGGATTTGAACGAATAGAAGAAGAAGACTAAAATAAAAAATAAACCATATAATGTATTGTTGTATGGTTTATTATTTGTATCTTTGTAATGTCATAAGACAAACAAACAATTTAACATTAGATAATATGAAAATTTTAAAAAGAAGTCAAACGACTGAAGTAACTACAAAAAGAACTATTTATTTTGATATAGAAATTAACAATGTAGTATATAATAGAATTGAAATTGTTAATATTCATTTACCTTATTTAGGTAGTCAAATACCTTTACCAACACATAAAATTCTTTGGCGTGAATATATTGATATTCAAACTGTTAAGGACGTTTCTAAAAAAGATGTTATTAAATTAGGATTAGAAGTAGCATTTAATTTACATAGTTTACATAATATTTTTGAATATTAATTGTTTATTCAAATATTATACATATCTTTGTTTCACATTAAACACTATAAGATTATGAAATTAATATTACAAGGTATTGAATTAAATGATGGTTCAGTAGGATTAAATGAAATAAATTCATTTGATGTATGGACGTATGAAAATAATGAGTTTTTAGCTATTGATAATAATAACGCTAAACGAACGATTAGGTATAAAGTTATTGATACGTTTAATGTTTCAGAACATAAACAGGAGATACTTGAATATTGTTTAGGCAAGGTAACAAATAACGATGAATTAACAATGAGTGATATATTTCTACACGGTGGATTTATTGAAAAAATTATTTAATTTTTATAACTAAAAAAAAACTATTATGGGACAATATTATAAAGGCATTATTTTGAATGAAAATGCAAAAACAGTAAAATGTTTTATAGACCCTCATTCTTGTGGTAATGGTGCAAAGTTGATGGAACATTCTTATATTGGCAATAACTTTGTTGAAGCTATTGAAAATTTAATTGCAAATACTCCTCAACGTATTGTTTGGGCTGGTGATTATGCTGATGAGTGTAAACAACGAAAAACAAATTTATATGATAGATGTATTAATAAAAAAGAAGTTGATGCAAAAGTAACAGATAAAGTATATAAATATATAGTTAATCATTCTAAAAAACAATACATTACTAAAAGTGAAAAATGTAAAAAACATAATTTAATTATACACCCTTTACCATTATTAACTTGTGAGGGCAATGGTCGTGGTGGTGGTGATTTTCATATTAATATATCTAAGGTTCAAGGCAATACAGAATTAATTGGTAAATGGTCACGTGATTTAATAAGTGTATCAAATGATATTCCTAATGATTATGAATTTGTTATGTTTAAATTAGAGGAATAAATAAATCAAAAACTATTTCAATTATAATTAGGATAATTGAAATAGTTTTATTATCTTTGTTACACATTAAACACTATAAGATTATGAATTGTGAAAATAACATTAAAATTGCCAATTATATTGGTATGCAAAAAACTGATTTGGGCTGGTTTGACAGCGAAGAAGTACTACGGCTTCCAAACGAGTGTAATAATACATTTGATGAGCTAAGGTTTGACAACGATTGGAATTGGTTATTATCGGTTACTCATTTTCTTAATGGGTTATTTGACTATAATAATTTAGATTTTGAATTATTAACATATAAGTTACAAGATTCAACTATTGATAATAATATAACAATGGCTTACAATGAAGTAATTAAATTCATTGATGGGAATAATTTACCAATAGAAAAATAATTTAAAAATAATCCATATAATTTATTGTTATATGGATTATTTTATATAACTTTGTTTTACATTAAATAATAAGAGTTATGAATTGTGAAAATAACATTAAAATAGCCAATTATATTGGTATGCAAAAAACTGATTTAGGTTGGTTTGATAGTGATGAGGTTTTAAGTTTACCAAATG